AGATAAACAAATATTACTTTGCTGATAAGTCAATGGTTATCTCTCCACCAGAAAAAGAAATCACTATTCCTAGTAATGATGTTGAGGTTAACGTTGAATGGGCTGATCTACAGTCTGTTATCAAAGCATCAGGAGTTCTTCAACTACCAGAGATTGCATTCGACGGCGATGGCGAAACTTGTACCCTGAAAGCAATCGACAGCAACAACACAACCGCTGACAGCTTTGGTATCGAACTTGGAGCAACTGCAGATAAGTTTCGTCTTATCATCAAGACAGAAAATCTTAAACTGCTACCACAGAATTATAAAGTTACACTAAGCTCAAAAGGTATTTCAAAATTCGAAGGTTCGGATGTTACGTACTTCGTAGCAATCGAATCAAAATCTTTCTATAATAAAGGATAATAAAAATGGATCAAACTACTATCACACTTCAAGACTTGTCAACTATCGTTAGTATTATTGATGTATGCTCAGAACGTGGCGCGTTTAAAGGCAACGAACTTATGGTCGTTGGCCAAATTCGCGAAAAAGTTTCTGCGTTCGTAAAGCAGAACGAAAAAGCTACGGAAGCTACGACTGAAACAGTTGCAGCTGATGAAACGGAAAGCGCAGAATAACGTTGATGCGCTAACTCTATTTAAATTTTGATCTAAGGAAGATTTTATATTATGGCGCTTGACATTAAAACTGATGAACTGTTGTGGGTTCAAAAATATCGGCCGCAACGTGTTGCCGATGCAATTCTTCCAGAAACTACTAAAAAATCGTTTCAGAAATTTGTAGACGATAAAAATATTCCTAACTTGCTTCTTACCGGTTCTCCAGGGACCGGTAAGACAACTGTTGCTAAAGCAATGCTTGAGGAACTAGGCTGCGACTATATCGTACTCAATGCTGCGCTTAACCGTGGTATCGATCTAGTAAGAAGCGAGATCTCTACGTTTGCTTCTTCAATCTCTCTCACAGGTGGAAGAAAGTACATAGTACTCGATGAGTCTGATTATCTAACTCCTGAAGCGCAAGCTTCAATGCGTAACCTAATTGAAACCTTCTCTAAGAACTGCGGGTTTATATTCACTTGTAACTTCAAAAATCGTATCATTGCTCCTCTTCGTTCAAGACTATCAGAAGTGGACTTTGCAATCGAAAAAACAGAAAAGCCTAAGCTAGCTGCGCAGTTCTTTAAACGTACTCTTGCTATTCTAAAGAACGAAGAAGTGGAATACGATCCTAAAGTAGTAGCAAAAGTTACTGAAAAACACTTCCCTGATTTCCGTCGTATTCTTAATGAACTACAAAAGTATTCAGGTAACGGTAAGATCGATGAAGGCATATTTGCTGATTTTAAACAAGAGTCTTTAGACACTCTCTTTGACTTGCTAAAGTTAAAGAACTTCACTGAAATGCGAAAGTGGTGCGCAGACAACTCTGATCAAGATGCTAACGAACTGTTTCGTAAGATATACGACATGTCAACGGATAAGATCGAATTAAAGAGCATGCCAGCGTTTGTAGTCACTCTTGCAGATTATATGTACAAGAGTTCATTTGTTGCAGATCAAGAAATCAACCTAGTAGCATTTTTAACTGAAATCATGATGGAGGCTCAGTTTCGTTAATGAAATTTAATCTAGTATGGGAGACTAATCCGCCAGAACTTACACGGGCGCAAAAGGCTACTCTAGCAAGAGAGATCGTGTGGCTGGAAAGCTTTTCAGACGACGCGAGTAGCGTAATATCGCATGTCATGAATCTTACCAGCGACTTGTCTGGCCCTTCTATCATGCTATATGGAAAAACTGGAAACGATACAGATATATTCTTGGCATATAACAAAGTGACTAAGTGGAAAACATTAGACGATACAGATTTTGGAACTGATGAATAACATACTATGCTAAATTTATTCAAAAAACGTCATAAACAAGAAACTTGTAACTTCTGTGATGTAATGGTTGACAAATCTGGATCGTTTGTGTTACAATATAAATCAGCTGACGGGATTGGAAAGATGACTGTTTGTAAAGAATGCGCAGACGTGTTTAATGAAATTATTGATGTGAGAAGTGGTGTAAATGAAGAAGCCAACGATTAAGAAAAGCGGAAATAAAGATCCAAACGATTCTTTTGAAGAGTTTAATTTCTTTGGGTTAGAAGCGCCTGCCATTATTGAGGAAATAAGCTTAGCTGCCACTAAGGATGATTTGACATTTAAGTTTATCGAGTCTGCATCAAAGACAAAGAAAGATTTGATAAAGGACTCCGACATACCTGAAGAGACTGAAAGAAAGTATGTACCGTTTATAACTAATAAAAGTTTCTCATTTCATCCTGACACTATACTTCACGCAAATGAAATGAATTCCAAACATTGGTTATTTAAAGATGCGCAGTATCGTTATTATCTTGGTGCATTGAGACCGCGTGATAGACGGAGTAAATGGTTTAAAGCAGAAAAAGATGTTGCGCTGGATAACATACAGATGTATTATCAATGCAATAGATCGGTTGCGAAGCAGTACGCAAAGGTGTTAACAAAAGAGAACATTGAATTAATAAATACTAAGGTCTCTAAAGGAGGCGCATGACCCATAATAACAATAATAATAAAGGTGACCTTATATGGAAGATATTTTTCATGGAGTTGGAATTGAGATAGAACTACCAAACCCTGACAACTTTCTAAAAATTAAAGAGACATTAACTCGCATCGGTATCGCTTCCCGCAAAGAAAAGAAATTATATCAATCTTGTCATATCCTTCATAAGCAAGGAAGATATGTTATATTGCATTTTAAAGAACTTTTCATTCTAGACGGTAAAGAAAACAATTTTACAGACGAAGATAAAGGAAGAAGAAACACTATTGTAAATCTTTTAGAAGAGTGGGAATTACTAAAGGTAGTAAATAGTGAAAAGGTTCAAGATCCTATTTCGCCTTTAAGCCATATAAAAGTTTTATCCCACAAAGAAAAGACACAATGGGAACTATGCAGTAAATACAATATTGGAAAAAAGAAAGGCTGAACTATATAATGAAAGTATTTAAATTAAACGATAATGCCGAGATGCCAGCATTTGCAACTGAAGGATCTGCATGTTTTGATGTAAAGGCATGTTTTGCTGCAGACACAAAACTGACGACGTATAGTCCTCATAATAAGCAAATTATAATTCCAACTAAACTTGCTTCTGATGGAAGATTTTCTGCAACACTACATCCGCAGTTTAGAACATTAGTTCCAACAGGACTGATATTTGATATTCCTAAGAACCACGTTTTAAAATTTTATCCGCGTTCAGGTATGTCAGTAAAGTTTGGTGTTGGACTTGCTAACTCAGTTGGCATTATTGACTCTGATTACGTTGAAGAAGCCTTTATCACAGTATACAATATGAGTGATACTCCAATTAATATCTTCCATGGTGACAGACTTGCACAAGGAATGCTAGAAGAAGTGAAAGCATACACTCTAGTAGAAAGAAAGAGCCGTCCAGAAAAGAAGACTGAACGTGTCGGCGGGATCGGTTCTACAGGAGTAAACTAATAAATAATGGAGCAGAATGTTCTGCAAAACACACAGAGAGAAGGAAACTAAAATGACAGGTAAAAACGGATTCGAAATTCGTCTTGAAGTACTCAAGATGGCAAAAGAAATGATGGACAGACAGTACGATGAGACATCAAATGCTTATTGGACTACTATCAATACATTAGCTGAAAGTTGGAATAAATCTGCGTCTGAACTAGTTGAACAGACAAAGACTATGAAACCAACTATGTACTCCCCATCGGAAATGATGGAAAAAGCACAAGAATTATATACTTTTGTGTCTTCAAGAAAAGACTAGTGATATAAATAATTGCAGGGACGCCGCATGGGTCCCTGCAACCAAGCCAGTTAAACAACGGCTTATTATAT